CGCGCGTGTTAGCCGTCTCCACAAAGTTGGCGCGGATGTTGCGCGCTACACGGTCTGTCAACAGTGCATCCACCCAGGCTTTGGCGGTCGTGTTGAACTCCGCGGTGATGGTCAACTGCGCTTCCCATCGCCCTTCGCCCCAGTCGAGCGGCTGTGCGCCCTCGAACATCTTGAGGTGACGGTTGGTGTTGATGCTTAGCTCTGCTTCAATCACCGTACCGGGCACAGGCGTCGTGCCGTGCGCTGTTCCGGTGGGGTCCACAAACCACGACGCATGACGCGATAGAACGGGCGTCACGACGCGCGTCGGCAGCGAGCCGGTTAGGGCGTTCGCTTGCACGCTTCGACCAATGAACGACCAACTCTCGGTCACGCCAGCGTTCGCCTCGTAACGCAGCGTCCACTCTCTTATGATGCCGCCGACCACCCTGTACTCCGCACCTGTCGTGCCATACTCCATCGTGTAAATCTGGGGTGCGGCATATGCCGTAATCGGCGCATTGAAGGTGCGCGAGCCGCCGCTCGGCGCGACCGGCCCGAACAGGCCGAATAGGCCGTAGAGAATGTCCTCGTACGTGGTCTGAAGTTCTATCTCCCCCTCCGCATGACGCTGCGAGACGACGATAAGATCACTCACCGAGCGGCCCAGCTCCTCAACCACCGCGTCATTGTGGTTGACGGTGACGCTCCCGTCTGTCACGCCCCGCAAGATAGACGTGGCAGCAACAGGCGTTGAGAAAGTTGTCTGTTGACCTAGCTGAACTCTACGCAGATGCGTTGCTGGCATCTTCTATCTCCTCTTCTCCGTAGCTCGCATACAAGCCGCGGATAAACTCGATGTCATAGTTGTGAGCTTGCGCAAGTTGCTCAAGCTCGTCGTTAGTTACCAAGCCGTAAGGCAGGCCAGGGTAGTACACCCTGTGCCACCTCTCCGGTTTCGGCTCGTAGATCACTGTGCTCATATCTTCTCCACCACCCTTACTGCGATGCTGATGCTCAGGTAATCCGTGCCCGCTAGCGTGTAGATGCTCGGCTCGTCGGCGTCCACGCTGGCGACGTGGTCCACCTGGCCGCCTAGCGTGATGTCGTCCGTGATCTTCGTCATCACGTCGTCGGCCAGCGTGTAAAGCGCTGACTGCTGAGACGTTGTGACGCCCTGCGCGATAGGCGAGTGCACGATGCGTACGCGAACCAGCGTCTCGATGCGCACCAGCTCATGCGCGTGCTGGCGGCGATTCTCGCTGACCGGCGTCACCAGCGCCATAGGCAGCGCAGGCGTGTTCGCGCTCATCGGCACGGTCGTGTAGGCCGCAACGATTTCCGGCACAGCAGCGACCACGGCATGAACGGCATTGACAGCGCTCAGCATGGCATCACCTCGAGCACAACGTACGGGTCGAGCATCTGCGTAATGTCGCGCGGCAGGCGAGTGGCCAACGTATTAAGCCCTTCCTGTCCCGCCACGTCAAACACCTGCGCATCTTTGGAGCGATACATCCAACCCGCCAATCGAATGCAGATTTGCACGATGTCATCTGGTGGGGCTGAGGTAAACCCCCACTGTCCTGTCACGTCTGCGGTGTATTCAATGCTCCAAGATGGTGCGTCGGATTTGATGCGCAGCAACCTGGTCGGCGGGTCAAACGGCACGAAGTTTGATGGCAACAGGGTATCGCCTTCGTCGGTCACGACCTGCGTCAGCGCGCGCAAGTCGTCCGGCAGGAAGAACACGTCCCGGACGATGTGTTCCCGGCGAATCTTCTTCGTCGCGGTTGACGCAGTAAATCGCCTGCCGGTGTAGCGGTCAATGGCCGCTGACGCGGCGTCTCTTAGCCGCGTCAGCAGCGCATCTTCGCTCGTCGCAGTGATGCCCAGATACTGCTTGACCTGAGCGAGCGTCGCGTAGCTCATCAGTCAACGATGGTCGTGCTAGCCAGCTTCGCAGGCGGGTTGTTGCGCGCCGAAGTGCCGATGAAGACCACGGCGACCGTCGCGTTCCCGTTCACCGCCGCGCGAATCCAGCGGTGACCGTCCGGCAAATCCTCGTCGCGGATGTTGATGACGGCCTCGCTGTTCGCAGGGATGCTGGTGACGGACTTGCCAGCCAAGTTGGTGAACGTGGCGTTGTCTGTGCTGCTCTGAATCGCAAAGGACGGTGGCGTAGTAGCAGTGCCTACGATGCACACAGCAGCCACACCACGCAGCAACTGCATGTCCACACTAGTTGTTTCCGTCGCGCCGGTGATCGCCTGCGCCGGCAGGCGACCGGCGATGTTCAGAAAGTCAGTCGGCTTCATGTCAACCTCCTGCTACTGTAGCCTTACAAAAGGACTCACTTCCACGTTTGTGTTGATGTACTTAGCCTTGTCCACCACGCGCGGCGTGCCGTCGGCGTAAACCGTCAGCCGGTAGGCCGTCTGGTCGTACTCAAAGTAGGCATCTACGCTTGCTGCTATCTCGATGTCGCGCACAAGCTGCACGGCGTACATCGAGAAGTCCGCCAGCAACACGTCACCAGCAGTGCCTAGCGTGTTGACCTTCTCGGTCAAGATGACCGGAATGCCCATGAGCGTTCCCGCGATGCCTTCCTGCCAGTTTGGTTGCCAAACGGGAGTGTTGCCAACTGAGAACTGGACGAGTTGCGGCAGCACGGTCGGATGGATCAACCACACCGCGCGACCAAGCGAGCCTGGCATCAGGCGCTCCAGCATCTTCGCAGCGTCAACCGGCTTGAACTGGTTGGCGGTGTCGCGCGTCACGCTTACCAGCGCTTGCGCATTTAGCACACCGAGTGGCTCGCCTGCGCCGTTACCACGGATGAAGTAGTAATCCAGGTAGTCCGAAGCGCTTTCAGCCAAGATGCGCCTGATTTGCGCGTCAAACGTGGTGCTGGCCAACATCCGGTTGCTGACGCGAACGATGCCAGCCATCGTCAGCGCGCGCAGCGTGTACTGCTTGAAGGATGGCTCGGTCTCAGCGATGGCCGAGTTTTCGCCTACCCAAGTGAACTTGATACCGCCGTACCAAGCGAACACACCCGAAGCGCCCTTACTCAAGTCAACGACCGGCTGGCGGACCGTGCCGGGGGCATCGGTCACGAACGCGCGCGGCAGCACAATGGACTGCTCGCTTACAGCGGTTAGCAGATCGGGGAGTAGCGTCTCCGGCACGAGATAGCCCCCCGACGGGCCTTGTCCCGTGCCCAGCGCCTTGATAGCTTCTACGTCCTTGCGCGCGATGGCGCCCATAAAGTCGCGCAAGGTTGCAGTCTTGGTCTCAGTTACAAACATGTGAATCTCCTTCGCTACGCTCTTCTGCGCGTCCGCCTTACCTTCGTCGGCGGTGACGACCGCCGCAGGCTGGGCCTCTGGGTGCGCAATCGAGCGGATAGCTTCCACAATTTCTACGCCGAGCGTGCGTGGTTCAGCCGGCGTCGGAGTCAACGACACTTCAACGATAGGCCAGCGCTCGATCTCTCCGCTGCTCTTGCGCGAGACGAGATGACCGGGTGCGCCAGTGCTCATACCAAGCGCGCCTTGCTCTGCGAGCTGGCGCACAAGCTGGATGTACTCGCTGTGGCGATCTAACTCAGCGCGCACGAGCAAGCCAATATCGTCTTGTTTCGTTTCTGTGACGCGACCGATCACCTTCAAACCAACCTGAGGATGGATGCCGTGCTCGTAGAGAAGCGGCGGGTTGCTCAAATCGAGCAGCTCTGCGCCAAAGTCAGTCTTGGGCGTGAAGTACTCGCCGTGCAGGTCTCGCCCGCCGAACACGACCGCGTAGCCTTCGGCGTATAGCTTGCCTTCGTGCTCATACACTTTCACAGCGAACGAGCGCGTCTCCATCTCCTGCTCCTGCTTGCCTAGCAACCGTTCGAGTGCATCGCGCGCCTGGGCGAGCAGCTCTTCCGGCGCGTCAATCCCGTTGCGCGCGCCATTCACGGCGGCCAGCGCGAAACGCATACCGGACGTGATAAGGCGCGGATTGCCATTCACAATGTCGCCACAAGGGGCGACCAAATCATCTTTCGTCGCAGACTCGTCGCGCCTGAACAGGAACAAGCGCGCCGCGCGGTCAAGCGCTTCGTTGCGCACGTCCTCTTCGGCTTCGGTCTCGTACCCTGCCCATGACAAGATGCGCTCGCGTGCGGCG